CAAACGTGTATAAATTAACATCTTATTTCGAACACCATATCAGTAAAGATGCAAAAACACAGGGAAAAAGTTCGATAAACTCTCAGCTCATAAGTATAAATGTTTCTGATTTAGAAACATCAAACACGAGTATGATATCTCATTTATACAATGAACTTAAAAAGCAGTATACAGATTTCACTGAAGATATTTAAAAAATAAAACCTTAGTATAATATAAAATATGTCTGGAGGTATTGCTCAACTCGTTGCAATCGGTGCCCAAGATGCGCACCTCGTCGGTCAACCCGAAGTTTCCTTTTTCAGGTCCAACTACAAACGTCACACAAACTTTGCCCAAACTGTCGAAAGACAAACTATCCAGGGCAACCCAGTCGCTAATGGTATGTCTACCATCAGGTTCGAGCGTAAAGGTGATATGCTCGGCTACGTCTACATTTCACCAAGGGCTGGTACTTCTACAGCATCTGGAGCTTGGTGGAAATCCATTTCAAAAGTTGAACTTTTGATCGGTGGTCAAGTCATCGACACACAAGATGCTGCATTCTCCCAATACGTCGCCCCATGGACCCTTTCGCAAGGTAGTACCAAAGCAGGTGGTCTTATTTCTTCTGCCGAAACACCGTCCCGAGGGTTTTATCCACTCAGGTTTTCGTTTTGCGAAAACGCCCAATCTGCGATCCCATTGGTCGCGCTCCAATACCACGATGTTGAATTAAGAATTACGTGGGGCGGAACTATAGTTGCTAACCCAGAAGTATACACCCAGTTCATCCACCTCGATACAGATGAACGCACGGTTTTATCGTCTACACCACAAAACATGCTCATCACACAAACAACTTCTATTGTCGCATCCAACAGTAAGGTTCAAGAACTCCCGTTGAACCATCCAGTTAAGTTTATTGCCGGTACTCAGGTGAATTCATCCACTGGTAAAATAGCTACTTTAAATTGCGTCTCCTCTGGTTCTATCAAACTCCAAATTAACGGTACGGACGTTTCTGACTTTAAGGTCGCCAAACCACACTTTACACAAGCCCCAGTTTATTTCCACTGTCCAAACTCGAATGTCGATGACGACGCAGATAATAAATTTTTACAACCATTCTGTATTGACACGGCCAAAATCCAACCAACAGGTACACTCAACTTTAGTAGACTCGATTCTGCGAGATTTATTCAAGATACTAACACCTTCACGGGTAATATGTATGCCGTTGGTTACAATATCCTCCGTATCGAAAACGGTATGGGTGGTTTGATGTACTCGAACTAATTTAATTTAGCCACTTATTATAAATGTTCTGGCAATTAGTTTTTTTACTAGCTTTCATTTTTATTATAACTTACGATCCTAAATCCGGAACTTTGAATCATCTCATCGACTCTAAACACGAAGAACCCGTACAAAATGCGGAGTGTAAAGATGGACATTACCAGGAGATTCAATTTGCTCAAATGGGATACGAGTGTCCAAAAGAAGACGGTGTACACATGGGTGCGATTATACGAACTTAAAAACATGAGGTTCTATTTTACTATAAAATGTTTACATTCGACCGTGAAACTGCCATAATTGTTGCTATTATAATGTGTATAGCAGCATCTATTTATATGTATAAAGAACTTAAAACGACCAGGGAAGAAATGGAAAGTGTTAAAGGAATGAATGGAAAAATATCTTCATTTTTGTCCCAAATAACACCCGTCAGAGTCCCAGGACCAGCACAAAAAATTGAACAAAAAGATACACCGAAAGAAACCCAAGTTGATGAAGATAGTGAAGAAAATCAAGATAGCGAAGAAGAATCTTCAGAATAATCATCTCGCTCAATTATAACTTGCAATCGCGCAATGAAAAAATATAAAGCTATAGCCATTCCCGTAATGTTTACGGGTTCTAAACCAAAGTTCCTCACTGTCCGAGACCGACGATTCAAAGATTGGATTTTCGTTACCGGAGGGTGTAGAAGAAAAGAAATACCTAATCCTATTAGATGTGCCTTACGAGAATTAGACGAAGAAACGAGAGGTGTTGTGAATCTAAAGAAAGGTGAATATACAGACTTCAAATTTGTAGTAAAAGAAAGTCCGGGTGTAGATTTAGAATATAACGTCTTCATATTTTTCGTAAATTATACGCAACAGGAACAAAATGATCTCGTTAAGAAGTTTAACGATGAAAAACAAAAAACAAATTTAAAAAAAATACAAAAGTTACCCATTAAAAGGACCCACGATGAAAATGATTTTATGAATTTTGAAACCTTATCGGAATTTAATACGAAAAAACAGTGGGATCGTATAGTTAAAAACGTACTCAATAACCCAGAATTTTACGCGTGTGTAACTTCTGTTAATAGAAAAACCTTCTCTATTAAATAATGAAGTCCAAGGCTTATATACTATCTCAAATACAGGAATTACTCGTCGAAAGACACGGGTACACACAGGATAAAGCAGAAAGGTACGCAGAATTACACAAGGACGATAAAGTTTACGAACTTCTCGTTTTGAAAAAATCTTTATCAGAACAGGAACAATATCCAGAAATATCGTTTAGAAAAACACTTTGGCGTCATCACTACGATAGTGAATGAATATAAAAAAATAAAACCAATACTTTATAAGTATATACCATGTTTAAACAATGGTGTAGAGAACAGGGGTTCTTAAACAACTCCAATGTATCACATGTGCTCATGGATGGGGGTATCCTTTCCGTGCCATTTGATAGATTGAATGATTTTTATGAAAAATGTGTAGAAGTGTATACTTTAGGAGAGAAGATTTTTGTTGTGGAACAAAAAACGGAAAATTATAACTTCTTTATAGATCTCGATTATAAAGATGAAACTGAATTAACTCTTAATCAAGTAGAAAGTATATGTAAAATTATTTGTGATAAAGTTAGTAAATTCGAAGGTGCTGGACAGGCTTTAATATCTATAGCAGAACCGAAAGAGGTTTCGAATAAACTAATAAAAACAGGTGTTCATATAAACTGGGAAGGTTTTACAGTGAATAGATCTTCAGCAATAGCTATAAGGGAACATGTTATAGATACTCTAAAATTAGTATATGGTTCAGTAAATTGGGAAGACGTCGTTGATTCTGCCGTATACGGTAGTTCAGATAGAAAAACAAAAGGGAGTGGTTTTCGTATGCCTTTTTCACATAAACGTGCTAAACATGAAAAGTGTTCTGGACAGGGATGTAAAGAATGTAATAATACGGGTAAAGTTATCCAGGGTGAATACTTACCCTATTTCATTTATAAAGGTAACAAAGGTCCTTTCACGCTACTCGAAACTATATTACCACACCCAGATGTTAATCTTTTACACACGGCAACGATACGTAGTCAAAGTACAAAACCAAATATTATAGAAGGAAAAACGACGTTTCAATCAAATGAAGGTTCATCTTTTACACAAATGGAAATAAAAAATGAATTCAAAAACCAAGAGGTTATATGTCTTTTACAAAACTTTATAAACAAACACCTCGAAGGTCAGAAAACTTCGCGTATCACAAAAATGTTTGAATCTAATAATCAGTTTCTAGTATCAACCAACTCTTTCTATTGTGAAAATAAAAAATGTAACCATAATTCTAATCATGTATGGTTTCATATACTAGGAGAAACAATTGCACAAAAGTGTTTTTCTACTACTGATATTATGAGACATTATGGGTTTTGTAAAGATTTTACAGGTAAAAGACATCAATTACCACCTAAAATTATAGATATTTTATACAAAGACGGTACAGTTAAGAAATATGTATCACCTAATAAATCTTTTTTCAAAAAGAAAAGTGATGATGAAAATAATAATAAAGTAGATGGTACCATAAATACTATACTTCTAGATTTTATAAATAAACATATGGTAAAAAATGACGTTACATTTAATGTAAAAAGTATAGAATTAAGTAAACCTAAACCTAAAACTAAATCTAAAGAGTATTTAGTACATACAACGTATATGTGTAGTCAATGTAAAACTCACAATACAGATTTTAAAATAACAAAAAATAAAATTCAACAAGTTTGTAAATGTACCACCCGCGAACATTTTCTTCCGGAAAAAATAGTATCTAAATTATAGATACGCAATGATAGCTGTAGTAGTTCTAGCTATTGTAATATACTTTGCATCGTCTTTAATTAACAGAGATACCGATAACATTATCATATCAGAAATAAATAGTCTCGTACGACAATCTTACAAATACTCAGGCTTAAATAAAGATATACACAACGAATTCGTTGAAAATATCAAATTAGCACTCGAACACAGGACAAATACCGAATTATCAAGAAAATATTTAAACAGGGCACTAGAAAATTTAAATGAAATATCGCTCAGTTCTATGTCAGGTGACACGGACGAATTAGAAGATATAGATACTATTATTAGTGATTTAAGAACGTATTTTGAGTATTTGTATAACGTTATAGAACAGCGTGAAAGTGAGTAAAATAGTTAAAGGAAATGTCTGTATAATAATTAATACTATGGTTGTAAAAACGAGAACAAGATCCGGGAGAGTTTCTAAAGCACCAGAACGATTAGAATTATTTGAAGACGTTGAAGACGATTTTAAGGACGACGAATACGATTCAGATGAAGATTTATTACAGACAGACGATGAAGATTTTTGCACAGATGATGAAGATAACGACGATGAATACGAAACCGACCCAGATGAAGATGAAAATGGAAACTTGAAAGGGTTCGTTGTTGATGATACAGACGAAGATGAAGAATATTCGGATGATGAAGAAGAAGAAGAAGATGAGTAATAATGAGCTTAAAAAAATAGATACTTTTTTTATATATGGAAGCTGAAGTTGGTACACCTATTGAGTATAACCCAGACGAATTCATGAATAAAAACAGTGATGAATTAGAAGAACGTAATGATGAACATAATCATAACGAAACCTATTATGAACACGTACAACCACCACCTGTATATTATAACCATCCGCCTTTACAAATACAGGGAAAAAACGATATTTTTTCAAATCTAGATAAAACAGGGTATATTATTATTTTTGTAGCATTCTTATTAGGATTTTTCATGGGAAAAACTATGCAACCAGTTATTCTTCGACCGGGATAGGTTTACCACTTACCCAGTCGTATTGAGACTGAGTTTGTTGACCTTTGAATGTACCTATATTACCAGTTTTAGGTTCGGTAAAATACGCTCGACTTACAACCAAAGGATCTTTAATAATATCCTGAACTACATCAGATGCAGTAACATTTTTTTCTTCCGTTTTATTTTTTACGTTATAGTACAATTTTAAAAATAAGACGATTATTGTGAGAACAATAAGAATGGTGATTATGTTTAATATAATACTCAACATACTTACATTTAAATAACAAAATTAATTTACGCCTCCTCCGGGTCTACATTTTCCATATTTTTAGACGTCACTTCCTCTTCTTCATCTTTACCATCGTCTTCCTTAATCTGTGCCTGTTCCGAAAGTTCAACTTGAGCTTTCTTAGCTTCTGTCTCCATTCTCAATTTTTCATCATCAAACTTTTGCATGACTTCTACAGAATTAAATCCTCTTTCTTTAGCCTCATTTTCCAACACTTCCTTTGCATAAGCTTCACGTTTTTCAGTTCGTTCCTTGATTTCCTGAGCAACAATCTCATCTGCTTCCTTAACGAGATCTTCCATACCGGCATCAGGTTTTTCCTTTTGAAGACGTTCCAATACTTCACCAGGGTGGCTGATTGGAGGTTCATCAGGTTTCGTATAAAACTTCGAGTTTTCATCACCGCTTTTAAAGTATGTTTCTGAACCTGGTGCTTTAACAGCCATCATATCCCTCTTACGTTCAGAAAACATAGCGGCGGCCTGTGCCTGGTTTTCTTTATACCCAGACATCAATTCCTCGAGCTTTTCGTCAGCATAATGTGCATCTTCGATTTGAGCCGGATCCGGTGGAATTAATAACCATTTGTACATATCGACAACGTAAATATCAAATGTCGCATCTTCTTTTTGGAGACGTTTCGCATGAGCAGCAGCTTCGTCCCTAGAATTAAATGCACCTCGGATCTTAATTCCAAACTTATCGTTTTTTTGTGGCGCCTCCGGTCCTACTACAGAAAGACACGCGTATAATTGTCCAGGTACGGTCGTATAATCTTGTTCAAGAGTTGTCATTGTTTTATATTTTTATATAGTATCTTTTTTTTAAGCTATTTTTTAACTTAGGCTTATACAACATCACTCTTATTTTAATAAATAAAATTTGTATGTTTATATAAATGCGAATTCATATTATAGGTTCAGGTCCAACTGGTATGTCAGTCGCTTGGGAAATACTTAAATCAACAGACCACGAAGTTATCATATACGATCGTAAAAAATCAGCGGGTGGTTCTTGGTGGGAACCTTCAGAAGATAAAAGAGATTTACACGCACACCGAATTCTTTTTGGTAACGCATTTGTAAACACAAATAGTTTATTTGAAGAAATGGGTATTAAATGGGACGATATGTTTCAACCGGCGGATACACGTGTGTATAGAACAACCCTGAAAAATCTCAGACCATTGGATTATTTAACTCTAACATCACTCGCAATACGTGTTTTAGCACAACCTTCGAAATACAAGAGTATAAGTCTCAGCGATGCAATTGGGAAGTTATCAAAATCGGGTAAAAACTTAATAGAAACTTTACCATTAATTATGGACGGCGTTGATTGGGAAACCATGTCAGCGTTTGAGTTTGTAAAAAGTTTTGATAACGTGGGTATGTCTAAACAATACGTTCAAAAAGTTTCGGGGAAAGTCATGTCTGATAAAATGCAAAAAGCACTCGTAGATAAAGGTGCTAAATTTATGTTCGAAAGTGAAGTTGAAAACGTGTATTACGAAAAGGATGGGTATGAAGCTGTTTTTACAAACAATACAATAATAAAAGATGGTCTCCTTGTTTTATGTATAGACAATAGTAAAGCGTTACAACTTGTAGATGACAATTGGGGCAAAGATACTCTTAAAAAAATTGGACCAAGTACGTATGGGTGTATTAACATTTTATTATATTACGACGAACCAATTCGTTTACCTAAAAGTGATTTAGAATATGCTATGGAAACAGAGTTTAAATTACAACCCGTAGTTCTCAGTGACAATAAAACCGTTTCGTGTGTTATATGTAATCTCACTGAAAAAGTTTTATCGACCGACCCAGAAACACTTAAAAGTGAAGTTATAAAACAATTACGTATTAAAAAACCAGAGGATATTCGTATAGGGTGGGGTGCATATTGGAAAAATGAAAAGTGGGAATTTGAACAATCGTCGGGTGTTTTGAGTCTGTATGGCCAGGTTCCATTTTACGGTACATCTTCTAAAGTTGCCTTATGTGGTATGATGTCCGAACGAAAAACACCTTACTCAAGTATCGAAGCCGCTATAGAAGTCGGAAGATCTTTTTGTAACGAAACGTTTGAAACGAGAAAACCTTTACGCCCCGTTTTAATAACACAAGTTTTTATGATTATTATAATTTTATCATTCATACTCATGTATATTCAAAGAAGAAGAGCAATATAGTGCCTAAGTAACTGTTATTTTAAAAGTAAAATCAAAACAATAACAAAAATGGTACCTGAATCTTACATTAAAAAGAACGAAGAAATAAACGCGGTTCGCGAATTAGAAGAACCTTTAAATAGGGATGTGGTCGACCACGTTCTAAAATTTGTAAACCCTTATATATCACTCAGTGATACGAGTGAAGAAGAACATGTTAAATATTGGTTTAAATTAGGCAGAGAGACTAATAATTTACGATTATGGTGTTTTGCGTGCACGAAAATAATGGAAAAATCGTTTGGTACATCGCATAAAAATAACACCGAATTAAAAAGAATGGGTTATTCGACCTTCGATTTGTTAAAATGTTATTTGGAAGACTATATGGTAAAAAATCTAAAAAAATGGGATGAAATTGAAACGTATGAAAAAGTTGGTAAAAAGGATTACATCGATATGTTTTATGGTGGTAATAACGATGATTTTTATGAAAACGTATCAGAATATATGATTTTTAAGAGACCGTATCGTAAATTTATTACCAAAAATGAACAGGAATACATGTTATGTTTTAACGAAAGGTTAACTGAATATTTAAATTTCGTGGAGAATAACATACTTCAAAATAACAGTATAATACACATTGGTAAATATGGTAATTCGGAATTAATAAAAAGTATCAAGCGTTTACGAACAAATAACGAAAAGTTTATGGTTACTGTCCAAAATATCAATATTGGTATCGACAAAAGAGAAAAAAATTAAATCTTATACATTAATAAATGGTTATAGCGACAACATTTTTTAACCATATTAACATCAAGGGTGTTGTGGAATTTGAAGAAAAGGGGGGTAAAGTTATAATCAGGGGGGTATTAAAATCAAATAAGTACAAAAATAGTTCGCACGGGTTTCATATACACGAAGCGGGTGATCTAACTGATAAGTGTATGGGTGCTTGTGGACATTTCAATCCATATAATAAAAAACACGGGGGTCCTAAATCTAAGGAAAGGCACGTTGGAGATTTGGGTAATATTCATTTTGATGGACGTGGTAACGCCACTTTTAGAATGGTAGATAATTTAATAAAATTAAGAGGAACTAAAGCTAATATAATAGGAAGGTCTTTGGTTATACACGAAGATATGGATGATTTAGGTTTAGGTAATCACAGTGATAGTTTAAAAACTGGACACGCCGGTAAGAGAATAACGTGTGCAGTTATTGGTTATTCAAAAAGAATGTGTAATTAACCTTAGTAATTCCATTTTAAAAATGTTTAAAGTTTTACACTGTATTAAAAGAAATATGCAATTAAGTTACAATCTAGTAAACAACGGGGTTTACAATGTATATGTTATTTCAGACGACGAATATATAGGACCATCGATTGCGCAAGGACATGAATGGGATAGGTTTATGCGACGCGATGTACGTATGCTGCATAAACCTGGTACAGATATCATTGACATTGGGGCAAATATTGGTTATAACACTTTACTATTTTCAGATTATGGTCCTGTGCTATCGTTTGAACCATTGTATTATAAATTAATCGAACTAAATGTCAAGAGTAACTCTTTGAGGTACCCGGTTCAAGTTATTCCATGTGCCCTCTCAGACGAAAAATCTTTTACAAAAATTCATATACCATCTCATGGATCTCAATCTAATGTATTAATAAACTATGGTGGAACTAGTTTTCATCATACAGATGACGGGAGAGGTGAAGGTATAGATGTCAATTGTGAAAGACTAGATGATATCTATACGGGTGTTCCTTCGTTTATTAAAATTGATGTTGAAGGTCACGAGTTACAGGTTTTGAAGGGTGCGTCTGAAACTATTAAGAAGTATAAACCTTCTATTCTTATTGAAATACATAATTTCTCTGAAGATTCAGAGATACATCAGTATCTAAAATCAATGGGGTATGGTGACCCCGAAGAAAGACCAGAAGCTATATATGTTTACAAAACATTCATTTAAATATCGAAGGGTCAAGTGTAATGTTTATGGGAATACACCCGTTTAATCACTTAAAAAAGAAAACCCATTATAGATAAATGGAGGAGATACGAAAGTATCATAACGAGTCTAAGCGTCTCCTCATCCAATCGGCTACCCGCGAAGGCGACAGTATTTTGGATGTAGGATGTGGATTCGGTGGTGATCTCCAAAAGTGGAAACACGCGGGGGCAAATATAAGTATGTGTGAACCAAACCCAGACTCACTTAAGCAGGCTAAGTCGCGCGCAAAGAATATGAAAATACGCGTCAACTTTTACGAAGGTGATATATTCGCATGTCCACAAAGGAAATACGATGTCATATGTTATAACTTTGCGTTACACTATATATTCGAATCGTCTAAGTTATTCGAGACGTCTTTATTAGCAATTAAGAATAGACTTAAACCCGGTGGTCAATTCATAGGGATCGTACCGAATTCCGATAAGATTATCATGAACACACCCGTAAAAGACGAGTTAGGGAACTATTTTCTAATGAAACATACGAGTTCGGGGAACTTTGGGGAAAAGTTATACGTCCATTTAGCCGATACGCCGTATTATGCCGATGGACCAAAAGTCGAACCAATAGCGCATAAAGATATGTTATTCACGCGAATGGAAAATTTGGGGTTTACTTTAACACTGTGGGAAGATCTTAAAGGGAACCCGGTTTCGGATTTGTATAGTAAATTTAGGTTTGTGTATAAGAAATGATTAGTTATTATTATTGACATTTGTACGTCTACTCTGAGCGGCGTTACCCGCCTTTTTTCTCATGTTATTTCGTGAATTTGGTGTTTTTGGTGTGTTTGGCGTATTTGGCGTATTTGGCGTTTTAACTGTACTTTTAATTCGATTTGTTACTTTTTCTATATTTTCCGTGTTACGTTTTAAATTTCTTTTCTCTTTTATATTACGTACTAATTTACGTAAAGGATTTTTAGTTTTACTAGGAGGTTTTGGTTTTGTTACAGGTTCAACGTTAGAAATTTTTTTTGCTATTAGATTTTTAATATTTTTCGGTAAAAAAGGTAAATTTTTTCGTTTAGTAATGGCTTTACCCGATAATTGGTTTTTATAATAATTGCTATAATTATATTCTTTTTCATACAAGACATTAGGATCGAATGATTTATAATGATGGAAAACGGTAATGTTTTTATTTTTTAGGATATAAGGTATTGTAAGGTTTGGGTTTCGATTCGCGACAATACTTATATTTTTAAGTTTAATAATCTCTTTTGGTAACGTTTTTAATTTATTTTTATCCAAATTAAGTTTCTTAAGATTTTCACAAAGACCGATTTGTGGTGGTAAAGATTCTAACTCATTTTTACTTAAATCAAGTTTTTCAAGTTTTGTAAGTTTACCAATCGTGGATGGTAACGATTTTAACTTATTATTATTCAAATGAAGTACCCTAAGGTTTTCAAGCTTACCGATTTGTGGTGGTAATGTGGTTAATTTATTAAATCCCAAAGAAAGATACTCTAGTTTTTTAAGGTCACCGATTTGTGGTGGTAATTTGGTTAATCTATAACTTGGTGATATATCAAGTCTTGTAATATTCATGTTCGTAACACCGAGGTTACGAAGTGCCTGGGGAACATTGGAATTGGAGTTACTCATATACCTTTACTTGGTATTTTTATTAGTTTTAATATATTCTTCTGCTTTTTTGGGTTCGTGACATATTACGTCTCCACAATGGTCGCGGTTCTGGTAGACGGAGTTTATGGACGTGAGTAGTTCACTACACGATTTTACCGCCCACCGTCCCAGAACGGGTCGTGGTTCGGGTTTCGTTAAAAAATCAATAAATTTACGTATCATTTCTACTTTTTTTTCGCTTTCAATTTTTATGTATGTTTATGGTAAGATGATAGTTGCGTTACTTCTACTTATCATAAACGTGTTACTATTCGTAAACACGAAAGAACCACGGGAAATAATCGAGGTTCGCGAAAAGTATAGAATTCTCAGGGAACACCTCATAGAAACTGAAAATAAGAAATTTGAAATGTTACAGAAGGAAGTACCCATAACGGCACATTACAGTATTGCTAAAGGGGCTATAGGGTATAACACCAATAAAGGAAATGAAATAGGTTTATGTATAGACGGAGATACGAACGAGATTTTTCACGTTTTAATACACGAACTCGCACACTCCACTGTAGACGAGTATTCGCACAGTAAAGAGTATTGGAAAAACTTCAAGGAGTTACGCGAAATATGTGTAGATTTAGGTATATACGAAGAAATTCCAAAGAAAACTAAGTTTTGTAATAAGTATGTACAGGATAAATAATCTTTGTTACTATTAAATAATAATGTCCGAAAACGGAATAACATATAAAGGTCTTGGTACGTCTGTCTTTCTTTGGACTCTTCTCATGGGTATGAACACTTCCCCATTACTCTTCGATAACTATTGGTTTAACATGACACTCCTACATTTAATCGCGCCCATTTTCATTAATAGGTTAATGAAAGGTGGTGCATTTTTCGGGTACGCGTCCCTTGACTTTCAGGGTCTTGTCGTGATATCATTCTTAGCGTACCTTTTTGCTATACTTGTCACGCAAGTTTTCGATAAGAAAATACAAGAACATTATAAGAATTACGGGAAAGATGCGAGAAGTACAGGTATTGTCTATTCACTTCGCGTAACTGGGTTTGTAATTGGTATGATTCTTGCTTATCCTATCTTAACAAGAGATAAAGGATTAGAAGGGTTTTACTCAAATTCTATAAATAATGCATAATTAAGTGTATTTTTTAATAACGTAAAATACAATTGCGGCAGCTACACCAGTTGACGCTAAACCAATCATACTTCGGTTCCCTTGGTCGTTAAGAAACGATGGTACGAAGTTCGCGAGTTTTTCTTGAACTGGCTTACTAATTGCTATCGCAGTACATACTGCGACTACGAGAACTTGAAACTGTTCATCCGTTAAATTAAATGGATTACTGTTACCTTTATTGTTAGTTGACTGAGCTTGCTGTGTTACTTGTTGTGGCGCTTGTGCTTGCATCATTGGTGCTTGCATTTGCATTTGTGTCATGCGAGGATCTTGTGCCATCATTGGTGGTTCGAGTGGTGCTTCTGGTTGTCCCATTATATCGGAAATTGACGTAGAATCCATTATCTGTTTATTTTCACTTAGATTTTTTTCGAGCGAAATATTCGGCATTTCTTGTTGCTGTTGATGTGGAGAGAATGTAGTTGGAGGTAAAGAATTTGATTGATTATTAGCAATAAAATTAGTCGATTTGTTATTATTCAAATTAACCATACCGTCCGAATTTTCAGAAAGATTCATAGTATAAACGTCTGTCATATACCATAACATGTGTTTTTCGTTTTTTTACGTTTACGCGATAGCCTGGATTATTTACGTAAAGTATAATTTGGGTACAAACAACCAAATGTTTTTACTATTCTAGGTAAATCGTTTAATTCATCATAATTAGACATGTCGTGATCTATGTATACCGTTTTTGTTTCATGACATACATCGACCAATATACGATACCCGTCGTCTGTGTTATACGTAGGAGTATTTATTTCGTTATACGCTGGATATACCAATGATATATTTTTAGTGGGTAGTATTGGTGTTATTTTTAAAGCTGTACATATTTTTCTAGATAAATCTCGTATTATCATTTCTTCTTAATGACCTTTATTGGAGTCGTTTTTTTAACTGAGTTACGATCACCAATCTTCATGTTACCATGTCTCGGATTAAACATCTTCTTATGCGTTTGCCAATATTGTGGTGCACCGACCTTAAAGTTTTTACGTAAGGTTGCCTTGTACCAAAAAACACAATCTTCTATTCTATTACTCTTTGATGTATTATCTAAAACTAGACATTCGTAATTCTCTGTACATGAGTCCATAACTTTATTGAACAATTCAAATGTTGGAAATATACCAAAAAAGTTTTTATATAACTTCTCTCGATTTTGAATGATATTCTCACGTAAAATGAAAATGTAATCTATATTCGCCCTGAGTGCCGGTGGTAGATCCATACAGTATTGCATAGTTAACATGAAAAATATCTTCCAGTGACGACCATTCATAAAGCATTGACGGATACACGTATCTTTCATAAATTTTGAATCGTACATACAATCGTCTAATAACAGAAACGCACCACAATTTGGTTTACCTGCACCCACGAGTTTCTTCTGTCTATCCATAACACGTTCTATAGCTTCTTTATCGTAATCTCCGTATATGAATAGGTCGGGTATGTACTGTTGATAATAATGATTTCCTTCTTCAGTTGCTGATAAAACTATTCCTGCTGGTAAATGTTTTTTATGATACAGGATATCAGTAACAAGTGTTGACTTACCCGTATTACGCTTGCCAATAAATACACAAACTTTATCATCAGCCATACCCTCGGGTTTGAATTTTCGAAGTTGAAGATTCATCTAATCTAATATATCGCCTCGTTTTATTTTATAAAATTTTACTCACATAGAGTAAGAATGTCTGGTAGAATAAACCTTGCTGCCACGGGTATCCAGGACCAATGGCTTACGGGGGAACCTGAATTTTCGTATTTCCTGGTAAATTTTAAAAGACATACTAAATTCTCTATAGAAGCTACGGAAACGCCTTTTGATGGAGAACCTAATTTCGATAAGTCACTAGAATCTCGTATACCAGCTAATAAAGGCGATCTTATCAGGAGTATGATGTTGAAATTTACTTTACCTCAACCTACTGTACCAAACAAAACTTTTAATGTAACGTTCCAATCTGTAAGTGGTGGGAATAGATACTTTATAGATGGTGTTCAACAGGCAACATTAACTTTATACGAAGGTACCACATATACTTTTAATGTGAACGCGGGTGGGCATCCATTTTATCTATCTGAAACGATTAATGGAACCCGTAATGGTGGTTCTGTGTATGATACGGGTGTGACTGGTGATGGAACAGAAAATGGCACTGTTACATTCGTCGTACCAGTGGGTGCACCATCAACTTTATACTATTACTGTCACAATCACCCTAATATGGGTGGTCAGATAAACGTGAAAAGTCTTCGGTACCGGGAATCTGTAGGTGCGCAGATAATAGAATACGCAGACTTACGTATAGGTGGTCAAACAATTGAACGTATAACTGGTGATTATATATACATGTATAACCAGATACATAACAATCACGATGATACCGACCAAACTCTTTATTTTTTATCTGGTCACGGTGATTATATATCTGTTTCTTACGATTGGGATTATAGTGTAATGTTACCATTCTATTTTTTTAGACACCCGAGTTTAGCTTTACCCGTGTGTGCTATAACAAAACAACTCGTCGAGGTTGAAATAAAGTTTAAAAAGCTGAAAGATATAAGTGTAACGTACACTACTTCATCTGGTGATATAGAAGATACACCTTCAGATGTATCATCTTCACTCAAAAAAGTTTCATTAATAACGGATTTCGTTTATATAACCGAAAACGAAAAAAATTTCTTATTATCACGCCCAATCGAATATGTTATAACACAAATTCAACTGTCCCAGTTCAAAATGAAACCCGGGGAAACGAAAAAGTCTGGTATGCTTAACTTTAAAAACCCCGTGAAAGAAATGTTTTTTGTGGCTATAAGTGATGATGTATTTAAATATAACCCGATTAAAAATGTTATAATGAAATTTAATAATAATACGATAATAGACGCCGATAATTTAATGCTAAGCTATGAACAACCTCTAAAATATTACACAGGAACTACAGAAAATAACTTCGGTGTGTATAGTTTTTCACTAAAACCAGAAACATACTATCCAACAGGACAAGTTAATATGAGTAGAATTGCACATAATTTAATAGAAATAGAACTCGATAGTCCAGATTCAAGTTTTGGACACAAAGTTTACGTGTATGCAGTTAACTATAATGTTTTGCACGTCGAAAGCGGTCTCGGAGGTTTAAAATTTTAGTCAGTTATACTAGTAATGGCTGGTCGTGTTCAATTAGAAACATCTGGTCCACAGGACGCTTTTTTCACGGATGATCCAGAATATACCTATTTCATAAAAAATTTTCAAAAACATTCTAATTTTGCACCGTTCTTTGTTGATTTAGACGTTGAAGGTGAGATTGAATTTGATAATATTATAAGGTGTACCATACCCCAAGATCAAGGTGACCTTTTAAAAACAGTGAGTTTAAAATTTGAATTATCGGAAATACAACAAAACTTACTAAGTGGTGATGGTATATTAGGTATTGGGTATGTGGAGTCTATAGGACATGCTATTATAGAGTATGCCGAAATACTAATCGGTGGTAAAACAATTCAAAGAATACCAAGTGATTTTTTAGCTATTTATTCTGATAATTATGTAACACAAACGAAACAGAAAAATTTATCTAAACTTATTGGAAAAAAGGACAAAGAACTTTCAGGTACACCTGTATGTAATCATGAAATTTCTGGATATTTAGGTTTTGCAACACAAAAACAAAAATTTTTCGTTGATATACCCTTTTATTTCTACAATAACCCCGAACTCGCTATTCCCATTTGTGCAATAGATAAACAGGAAATTGAAATTGTTATTAAACTTAGAAAACGTGGTGATTGTATATTTGGGCATGATTCTACCAGTCCAGCTGATGATGATAATGTTCGTTACTTAGCAAATAATGTATCAACAAAGGGTCTCATTAAAAACATGAAAATAACTACCGAAATGATATCATTAACAAATATTGAAAAGAAAAAAATTAAATCTGAAAAAATAGACTATATAATTACACAAATTCAGGAAAGTAAACATATAATACCACAAGATCCCAATATAGATTCTATAGTCGATGTTAAACATAACCTTAATTTTAAAAATCCTGTAAAAGAGTTATTTTTTATAATTCAAAGACTTAGAAAGGTACCTGGTAATCATTTTGTTACTAATTTCGATTACGATTCGGATTTTAAAACGTATAACGGTGAATATGTTAATTATGAACACCTCAAATCATTAAAAATGTCTCTAGATGATTCAGAAATTTTAAATGAAGAAACGGGTAATGTTATAAATTTACGCTCTGTACAAAGTGGTATACACCATTCACGGACACAACTTTTTAGGAGGTATTATTCTTATAGTTTTGCACTCGAACCTGAACGATGGTATCCGACAGGTCAGAAAAATTTCAGTATGGTTAAAGATCAGATATTAAAACTTAAAGTAATACCTGATAATTTAGCACAAAGAGAACTTAGAGTTTTGGCGCATAGTTATAATATACTCCGAGTGGAGAACGGTATTGCTCAAACGTTATTTTAATACAATGAATCAATCAGAAAAAGATGCTACAACACAACTCGTTGAACAGTTTCAACAAACAGCTATAGATGTTATACAACCCGTCATGGAACAGGCCATTGTTTTTGCGGCCGAATACGCAAAAGCATGTGGTCGTGATACTATACTCGGTAAAGATATGGAATACGCTATGAAATATTGTGCCATGAATGAAGTTGGTAAGAAAACGGGTTCACATTTCCCAGAAATTTACGATGATTCAGATAGTGAAGAAGAAGAATTGGATATAGTAGACGAAGAGGACATCGAATTCGAACGGTATTCTGGTCGAGAATACAAATTCGTTAAAATGAATAATGCCTACGATAATTGGGGTACATGGGTGCCGAAAAACCCAACAGAACATATGTTAAAAAATGCTATAGATAGTAATGGAGACATCTAATTTAGAAGGTTGGGACAAGGATATTAGATATTTTAAAATATCAAATTGTGATGATAGTTCGGATAAAGACTCTGACTCTGATTCAGAAACTGAAACCGAAACCGAGAATGAGTCTGAAACAGAATCTGAATCGTCAGGGTATTCTTCCTCTAAGGAAAAACCTATTAAAAATATGAAAGGGTACTTTAAAAATACGAAAAAATATAAGAAAATTTTATTCGACGAAAATTTCCTCCCAGAATAAAATCTACATTTATAGTATAAAAAAATGTCTGCTGCCAAAGAAACTATCACGCTCGTCGCCTCGGAACTCGAGTCGCAATCTCTCAATGCTATCGTCGCTGGATTTTCCTTCGCCGCCGCCTTGTCTTGGGTTGACTTGGTTAGGTGGTTGGTTAACCAAGTTATCAAGGTTAACAAGAACGGTGGTATGAACTACACGCTTACCGCGTTGTTCACCACTCTCTTGTCCATCTTTGTCTTTATGGTCACTTCCAGAGTGTCTTCCAAGGTTAACAAGCCAGCGCAACCGGTGTTCGCTGTTACTAAGTAAGTTCAAATCGTTTAGGTTTCTTTATAATTAAAAGTAAAAATAAACCTGCTGCGACTACCATAAATATAGGTATAAAAGCATCCCAGTTATGTACATCCTCTCTAAATTCATAGGGGATTTCCATAGGTGTAGGTAAACTCTCCCCTCGTTTAGATCTAGGTATATTTTCCATTTTATCTGTAGAACATGTTACTGCTAATTTTAGTATATGATTCGCATTTCTAAAATCGTAAGGTATGAGACGATTATTACTACTATAATAAAATTGAACACGTAAACTTGATATTGTTTTTTGTACCCCACTATCAAAATTATGTTCGACAGCGTCGTCTACACCAGAATAGTTAATTACGTCTCCACACATGAGTATTCGTCCAGTATAAAAAGGTGTATCCGAAAATACAGTCTTATTAAATTCATCGGATCCACTACTCAGTTTTACAATTATTGCGTCTGCACCCTGTAAATTAATACTACCAGTCGTCAACGAAGAACTACTCGATGAAATATCAGATGCTGGTAAACCAAGTATATCATGTGGTGTAGTATACCCTGTAACGTTTGTATTATACCCATTCTTACCCGAATAGAATTTGAATGTAAAATCACCTGAGTTACATGTAAACGTTATTGCATTTGTATCTTTATCAAAAGTCGCACCAGTTATAACTGTACAATTCAGTTTTATAGCGTCAGCAAGTGCTTGACCGCTATAATTTCCAACGGGTATAGTTACAGTCTGAGTACCCCCACCCCCACCAATTGTTAACACTTCCATTTGATTATTTCGAGAATGTATGAGAAACTGACTGTTATGAATACGTGCTGATATTAATGAAATTTTCGTGACTTCATAAACAGGTGTTCTTAATTTAACAACATAGTCTGCAGGATTTGAATAAGAAACGGGATCTCTTTCTCCACTATCTATGTCTAAGGTATGTACCCTCATTAAAATATAGGAGTATTATTTTAATGAGTGAATTACTTATTTTATTATACGTTTAAGAAAAACTATGTGCCAATGGGTTTCTAGAAAGTTGGTTTTTAGCTATATCTAAACCACTTTGAGACGAATTTGGATTTTCGTTACCTTTGTATGCATTAAATTGGTAATAATCGTTATGTCTATAATTTTGTGTCCAAGCACCGTTTGCAGAATTTACTCGACCATCAATACGGGACGTGTCTGAACGAACACCTGTTAACATACCACCCTGGTTTAGTGGGTCGGCACGAACATTCATTCGACCAGCACCCGCAGTTCGACCAGCTTTACCTCTTCTATCTGTTGGTCTCAATCCAAACTTATTAAGTTCCTCGACTGCATAAGCATCGCCGTAAACTCGACTTTCGCCTATCTTTGAAGATGGAGAATTTAAGTACCCGTGTGAATATTTATTGATATTTGGTGATGGCATATTTGCGTACTGATACGCTTCTATATTACCATCCTTCTTGTTACGTGTTGGTTCTGCTGCACGTGTTAAAGCGGAAACGATTCTCTTTGGTGCTGCCGTAGAAAGAGTATCAGTTCTAAGTCCGGTTTCAGAACGATTTGTTGTTCTTTTAGTTTTTTCATGTTCGCCTCTTGGTGTTAATCCCGAAAACCCTTGTGAACGTCCACCAACGTTTGGAAGACGTTCTGGTAAAAATGAAGTTTTTTCAGGTCTATTATTAGCAAGTTCGCCGGCAATTCCTCTACGTCCACCTCCACTATCAAATGCAGGACCACTTCTCCCTGGTAAAGTAGTTAATTTATAAGCACCTACATTTATAGGATTCACACGGAAAAGTTGTTGATGACCACCAACTGACGGGACATTCGGGTCAACACCCAAACCTGGACCAACATTCTGACGTTCTATTGGTGATAAGTTATTCATTCTACCACCGTCATACATGAACCTATCTCTCATTTCCAAAACTTCACCCCCGGAAGATCTTTGTGTTGAGGCAATATCACCGAAGGAGCCAACTTCTTGTTTATGAAAATTTGTTTGTTCGATCAAAGGTGACGCTTCACCTAAATACGTATCGTTTATAGTAATATCTCTATCATTAAAATTTGTGTTTTCCTCTTCTATAGGAGCACCTTCTGATATATATGTTTCAGTTGGTTTACTTAATTTACGACCAGCGTAGACAAGTCCTGCTATAGCCATTATAGATATTGGATCAGCCATTCTTATTTCTTACTGACATTTTTATTAAGGTATCTTTGCTGAAACAAACCATTTTGAAGTTCGGCTCGTGTACTGGATGGTTCGTAACTTTGGGTTACGAGTGGGAGTTTACAGGCTACATTTTGGAGTGGGTGTAAATTTTGTTCGTATGTTCTCGCCAAAACTTTATTAAATCGTGAAGTAGATTGGGGACGAAGAGCGTCACTCGTTTCAATATATTCAGCTGGAGATCCTTTACCCGCCATATATGGCGCAGTACCATATAACATAGTATTTGGTCTCGATGATACGTAGTTTAATGCACTGGGCTGAGGATACATAAAAACTTCTTCGTTTGCACAAACTGTTGGGACAGCATTATCCGTGACTAATTTAATTCCAGGTTGGAGTTGGTACGCCATTTACTATTACAAAACATTTTGTTTAAGAAAATCGAGTATCGACTAAATATATTTAAAATACGAAATTAAGAAGAATGACCAGCTGCTAATCCTGAACCTCTATGCATACCACTTCTCTTATCCCCATTTGGATCTAATCCTGCAAAAGCTTCGAGTTGAACACCTCTCGCGTTTGGATCACATAATCGTGGGTCTTGTCTACAAGTTTTTTGTCCCTGTTCGCCATGTATAAATTGGTAATATGGGTCATTTCCTAAAGAAGAATTGGCTGTACTTACAAATTGTCTAGAACATGCATTTCTTTGGTATTCTGGTAAAGATGACCTAGATCTAGATGGTCCATATTCTATACCTTTTGTAGCGTAATTGTTATACGATTTTTTAACTGTTGGGTAATAACAGGCACTTGGTCTGTCTGGCCTATCAACAAAATCTGTCATCAAAACATTACCCATTGGGTTGTCCTGAGTCGGTTTAGTACATGGTCGTGGTGGTCGTTCGTGTGCTGTTTTCGCCAATCCTAATTGTATCATATCAGATTTTTCCATTATATATAAAACACCTAGTGCAGTTCCTCCTAATACAAATATACGTATATCACGATTTATAAGATATATAATACAGGTTGCATAAATAATAAATCTCGCTGTGGCATTAACACGCTCTTCTGGAGTAAGTGTTTGTGAAGGCCAGAATTCTAATACCTTGTCTGTTCGAATGAGTTGTTTTGGATCTTCGAACCAAGAAGTCATTTATATATAGTGAGTTTATTTTTTACCACCTAACATGCCACCTAACATACCCTGCATGGTTTTCATAAGAGCTGCTTCATCTAAACCACTTTCATTTTCTGAACCCATTTTATCGGCACACTCCTTTGCCACACTTTCAATCATGGATAATGTGTCTTCTGGAATTGATTTAATTGTCGTACCTAACATGTAAAGCGTTTGTACGTACTGCCAGATAGCGTTTTTTGTATTCTCTGAACACGAACCCCAATGTTTTTCTAAATTAACACCTTTCATGAAATCTAAATTCTTAGACTCTTTTATAAAAAAAGATTCGTCTTTCTTTGAAATTTTATCTGCATATGGTGTTACACCTGACATGAAACCGTCTACTACTAATCTCGGGTTCGTTTCTTTCATTAAATCAAATGCCGATAAACACTTTTTCAATCCTTTTTCTTCTGGAAACGTCCTGTGCAATTCAGTAAGAAATTGACCCATCATTTCATTAAATGCGGAAACTGATGTCATTGTTGTATATTATATACATAATACTAATAATATCTTTAAGTTTAT